ATAGAATTTTATTATAATGACAAAGGGGCTGCTTTCTTGCCTATCGGAGTATATGTGGTAGGTTATGATAATCAAGGATTAGAGTATAATACGCTGGATGAAGCCATTGATGCAAAAGTTTTCGATGGTAAAAGTTTAGTGGATATTTGGGATATTATATTACCTCAAATCAGTTAAAAACAGAAAGGATGAGTGAATGGCTAGAAAGAAATATGGGAATCAGCTTCCTACACAATCAGTCATCCTGCCTTACGTTAAGAAAAGGTCTCTAAGCAAGGAAGCTATAGAAATTTATGAGAGAACAGGATTAAGCAGCTATATCTGGCAAAAAAAATTGCTAGAGGCTATGATGGCTGTTGATAAAAAAGGACTATGGGTCCATCAAAAGTTCGGATATTCCATTCCACGACGGAACGGGAAGTCCGAACTTCTTTATATGCTTGAACTTTGGGGGTTACACCAAGGTTTGAATATATTACACACAGCTCATCGAATTAGTACCTCACACTCTTCTTTTGAGAAGGTTAAGCGGTATTTAGAGAAGATGGGATACGTGGATGGAGAAGATTTCACATCTATTCGTGCTAAAGGTCAAGAACGAATCGCTCTAACTAATACAGAAGGAGTGCTGCAGTTCAGAACACGTACTTCAAACGGTGGATTGGGTGAAGGATTTGACATCATGATCATCGATGAAGCTCAAGAATATACGACTGAACAAGAATCTGCATTGAAATATACAGTTACGGACAGTGATAATCCAATTACTGTTATGTGCGGAACTCCTCCGACTCCAGTTTCAAGCGGAACGGTATTCAGTAAATTCCGTGAAACGTGTCTATTTGGTCGTGGTAAGTATTCCGGATGGGCAGAATGGTCTGTGTCTACTGAGAAAGAGATATCAGACATTGAAGCTTGGTACAATTCTAATCCTTCAATGGGTTACCACTTAGACGAACGTAAGATTGAAGCCGAACTCGGTGACGATAAGTTGGACCATAATATCCAACGTCTTGGTTTTTGGCCTACATACAACCAAAAATCAGCAATTTCAGAAACTGAGTGGGACGCTCTTAGACTTGATGAAGTACCTAAGTTTAAAGGCCCTATGTTCGTTGGAATCAAATATGGGCAAGATGGCACTAACGTAGCCTTGAGTATTGCTATTAGGACAGATTTTGATGATATCTTCGTTGAAACTGTCGATTGTCAATCTGTTCGAAATGGTAATGGATGGATAGTTGACTTCTTAAGGAAAGCTAAACCGTCTCAAATCGCTATAGATGGTGCTAGCGGACAGAAAGTTCTTGATGATGAATTGAGAGAGTTCCGAATAAGGAATGTAGTGCTGCCTACTGTTAAAGAAATCATCGTAGCAAACGCTATGTTTGAGCAAGGCGTGTATCAGAAGACCATTTGTCACTCAGGGCAACCATCACTATCTAAGGTTGTAACTAACTGTGACAAACGGAATATTGGTTCAAATGGTGGATTTGGATATCGTTCACACTTCGATGATGTAGATATCAGTCTTATGGATAGCGCATTGTTAGCGCATTGGCTTTGTGCAACATCTAAGCCAAAGAAAAAACAAAAAATCAGTTATTAAACTAAAGGTCACTGCTTATGTAGTGGCTTTTTTTAATAAAAAAATTACTGTACGCGCAGGTTAACGCGGAGAAAGGAGGCAGTAACATGCCTGAATTTAAAACGATTGAAACACAAGAAGAACTAGACCGAATCATTGGTGAACGACTCGCTCGTCAGAAAGAGAAGTATGCCGGATTAGAGAAACTAGAATCTCGTGTGAAGGAATTGGAAACAACGAACGCTGAGTTACTAGCAACAATCGACAGCAACAGCAAACTACTAGCTGAGAAAGACGAGTTTATTAGCGCTAAAGAGTCTGAACTAGCAGAAGTTAACCAAGTTGTTGAGAAGTTCAAAGGAACACAGCTTCGTACTCAAATTGCATTGCGCAACGGTCTTCCGTATGAGTTGGTAGACAGATTACAAGGTAGCGACGAAGAGAGCTTGCAAGCCGATGCGGAACGTTTATCTGCATTTATCAAACCAAAACCAGTCGCTCCATTAAAAGATGTCGAACCAGTCGTAGGCGATGGTAGAACAACAGCAATGCGACAAATGTTACAAGAATTAAATCAATAATCAAAAAGAAAAGAGGAAAATATATGCCAACATTACAAGCAGGAACATTTTTTAAACCAGAATTAATTAAAGATCTATTTTCTAAAGTACAAGGTAAATCAGTATTAGCATCTTTATCTCAACAAACACCAATTCCATTTAACGGAACAGAGCAAATGATTTTCAATTTGGAAGGTAACGCTCAGATCGTTGGAGAAGGCAAAAAGAAAGAAGCAGGAGAAGCTAAACTTGAATCTGTAATCATCAAGCCTTTGAAATTCGTTTATCAAGCTCGTATTACAGACGAATTCTTACGTGCTTCTGAAGAAAAACAACTTGATTTCTTAGAAGCATTTACAGACGGATTTGCTAAGAAAATTGCTCAAGCATTCGATATTGCAGCAATTCACGGATTAGAACCTAAAACAATGACAGACGCAACTTTCCGCGACACAAACTCATTCGATGGATTAGTTAAAAGCAATGTAGTTACTTACGCTGAAGGAACTTTCGACGACAACATCGACGCTGCAGTTCAAACAGTAGTAGCTAACGGAAGTGACGTTACAGGTATTGCTTTATCTCCAACAGGTGGACAAGCATTAGCTAAAATCAAAGTTAACGGTGTTACTTCATACCCTGAATTCAAATTTGGTCAAAATCCTAAATCATTCTACGGAATGGCTTCTGACATTAGCAAAAACTTAACAGTGACTGGTGGAACTGCTGAGACAGACCACGCAATCGTTGGTGACTTCGAAAATCGTTTCAAATGGGGTTACGCTGACAATGTTCCTATGGAAATTATCCAATTTGGTGATCCAGACGGTGCAGGTCGTGACTTGAAAGCACACAACGAAATCTGCTTACGCGCAGAAGCGTATATCGGATGGGGAATCCTAGACGAAAAAGCATTTGCTCGTGTTAAAGCGTAGGTCGTGCTTATGAAGTATAGAAATGTGGATACTGGTGTAATTGTTGAGTCAGATAGCGTGCTGTCTGGCTCATGGGAACCAGTGGAAGAAAAGAAAACTAAAGTTAAACCGAAGAAAGAAGCAAAGGATGATGAATAATGGACTCATTTGCGACTTTAGACGATTTACAGCGACTCTGGAAGCGACTGCAGCCGTCTGAGATTGATAGAGCGAATGCACTTCTTGCCACTGTATCTGACATGCTGAGGGAAGAGGCTCGTCGCTATGGAAAAGATTTAGATAACATGGTTGTAGAGCGTTCTAGTTATGAGAACGTGGTTAAGTCTGTAGTAGTTGATATTGTAGCTCGTACATTAATGACTTCTACAGAACAAGAGCCGATGACTCAATTCAGCCAAAGCGCTCTAGGATACTCAGTGAGTGGCTCGTATCTCGTTCCTGGTGGTGGTATCTTCATTAAGAATGCAGAATTGAAACGATTAGGCTTCACTAAGCAACGGATTGGAGTGATAGAATTCTATGATTAAAGGAATTACTGTCACATTAGTAGATCGTGTTAAAACTGGTGAGGATGAAATGGGTGCTGCAACATACGATGATGTTGAAATTCAAGTAGAGAATGTTTTAGTATCTCCTACTGAGGCTACGGATGTTATTAACCAGGTTCAACTTTATGGAAAAAAAGCAGTGTACACGCTCGGTATTCCTAAAGGTGACACTCACATTTGGAAAGATAGGGAAGTTAAATTCTTTGGGGAAACATTTCGAACATTCGGACCAGTTGTAGAAGGAATTGAGTCTATGGTACCAACAGCCTGGCACAAGAAAGTGACGGTAGAAAGATATGAGTAGCTCATTTAAATTCAAATTAAACACAAAAGGTGTTGGTGAATTTTTAAAATCTGAGTCTGTTCGGAAGATGATTAGTGAACGAGCCAACGAGATTGCTAGTCGAGCAGGAACTGGATATGAAGCAGATACTCAAATCGGTCAGAAACGTGCCACAGGACGAGTTAAAGCTGCTACATTTAAAGCTAAAAAGGATAATAAGAAAAACAATACACTATTGAAGGCGGTGAGAGGTTGATAGAAATTGAAATTAGAAAATTCATGACAGCTAAGTTGGAGTGCCCAGTTGTATTCGAGCTTGCACCTAAGATGCCAGATAAATTTGTATTAATTCAAAAAACAGGTAGCTCTAAGCGAAATAAATTATTAGCCTCTACATTTGCTTTCCAATCTTATGGAAAGTCGATGTATGAGGCTTCTTTGTTGAACGAAAATGTGAAAGAAGTAGTTGAACAGTTAGTCGAATTAAACGACGTATCTGATGTTAGTTTAAACAGCGATTACAACTATACAGATACAGAATCAAAAAAATACAGATATCAAGCAGTGTTTGATATCAGACATTATTAGAAATGAGGGAAAAATATGGCAGAAAAAAACAACGCGAGTAACGTAACCGCAGCTAAACCTAAGATTGGTGGAGCTATTTATATGGCGCCAACAGGTACAGAATTACCTACTGATGCAGAAACAGCTTTAAATGCTGCATTCGTAAACTTAGGCTTCGTATCTGAAGACGGTTTAGAAAATGCTAACAGTGCATCGTCTGACAACGTTAAGGAATGGGGCGGTTCAATCGTAAACACAACGTTGAAAGAAAAAGAGGACAAATTCAAGTTCACTTTAATTGAAGCATTAAACTTACACGTATTGAAATTAATTTACGGTGAAAAGAACGTAACTGGAACTTTAGAAGCAGGAATCACTGTTAAAGCTAAAGCTGAAGATTACGAAGAAAAATCATTTGTAGTGGATATGGTACTAAAATCAGGAGTTATTAAACGTATGGTACTTCCGCTTGCTAAAGTGTCAGAAGTAGGTGACGTTAAGTATGCTGGTGGAGAAAACATCGGTTATGAAACTACTTTATCAGCGTTCCCTGATGGCGACGGAGCCACTCATTACGAATACATTAAGAAAGTAGGTTAATTATGATTAAAGGGAAAACATCTTCCGGATTTAAATTCCAAATCAATGAAAGCACAATTAACGATGACTATGAGCTATTAGAACTACTTGTAGAATTAGAAGAAAATCCTCTTCTAATTTCTAAAGTTGTTCGAAAAGTTCTAGGTCCTGCTGCAGCGGCTGCATTAAAAGATCATGTACGAGATGAAAATGGATGTGTATCCATTCAGAAAATGAATGAAGAAATTACTGAGATTTTCACACAGGCTAAAGCCTTAAAAAAATAATGGCCCTTGCAAGAATGATTGTGACTGATGAAGATGCTTTAATTTGCGATTTAGCAGAAACATATAATATCTATGACTATCGACGGC